GTCCCCGGCGAAGCGCCCCAGAGATCGGACCGCCCCCCTCGGGGGGTCGGCCGCGCCCCGGCGCCCCGCCGCGCTCCGGGAGCCGGCGCCCCGCCGCTTCGACGTCCGCGGCCGCCGTGCCCGCCAGTGCCACGCCGCCGGACGCGACGGCCCGTCTGCCCGCGTGACTACCATCCGCCACAGGGGGCAACCAGCCGCCTCCCCCCTGAGGAGAACGACCGATGGCCCAGATCACTCCCGTCATTCCCACTATGGCCGGCGTCAACCCGTCACCCGTGAGCGTTTCGGCCGGCGGAGACACGGTGCTCAACACGCGCGGCAACACCCATATCCAGATCACCAACGCCAACGGATCATCCGTAACGGTGACGTTCGCCATCGCGGCCGCATTCGCATCCAGGCCGGCTGACTCCAACTACCCAGCCGAGACGGTGGGCAACAACGCGGTCGCGATCCCCAACGGGCAATCCCGCATCTTCGGCCCGATCAAACCGTGCTACACCGACCCGAGCACCGGCGCCGTCGCGCTCACCTACAGCGCCAGCACCGGCGTCACGATCTCGGCCTGGGAACACAACAGCAACTGAGATGGTTGGGCTCAACCCTAACGACATCCCACGGATGCTCTTCGAGCTACAGAACGCGGAAGCGCTTCGGTTTGAGGAGACGCTTCGCCGCGTTTCCCTCCGCCGCGGTCTTCCGCCTGTGGCAGGTGGTACAAACGCCCCGGAGATTCCCCTCCGAGTCATCGCCGCCCGCGCTCCGCGGCCGAATGTGGTCGACCTCTTCGCTGGGCTCACGACCACAAACAACGCAGACCGGATCGCGGGCAAGGATCAACGCGCGGAGCTTGCGCCACGCGGCGCCGTAACCGCGGGAGTGGGCACTTCCTTCGGTAGTGACCCACGCTGGCCGGCCGGATGGGACTACGTCCGCCGGCTTCGCTTCTTGGTTAGATTTTTTGGGTGAGTGGCGATCGCAGTACCTTCCGTTGGTGAGCCCGGGACATCCGGCTCGAGCGCACGGGTGAGGGGCTTGGATGGGCACGGCTTCCCTTTCGAGTCGAGAGAGACGCTACGAGCAGCTGCAACCTGGGCCCACGTGCGATCCCCATCGGCGCACGCGAGAACCGCTTCCCGGCCGGTCTCGGCCTGCCAGCGCCGGATCGCCACGTCGACAAATACGGGTTGCATCTCAATTGCGTAGCAGCGGCGCCCCAGACGCTCCGCGGCCACGAGCTGCGACCCGGATCCGGAGAACGGCTCGAACACCACGTCGCCGGCCTTGGTGTGCTTCCGCATCGGCCGAGCGAAGATCTCCAGGGGCTTCTGCGTCGGGTGCTCGTTGCCGACGATTCGCGCCTTTCCCTCCCAGTCCGCGAACCAGACGTCGGACGCCTCGGGGTCATCCGCCGGGAGAGCGGGCACGGGCAGACGCCAGACGCTCGATGCAACGCGGCGCCCATCATGCTCGGGCATTGAACCTTGAACCCAGCCCATCATGCACGGTTCGTGCTGAAAGTGCCAGAAGCTCCGCCCCATCACGGCGCCGGGCTTTACCCAGACGATCTGCTGATGGTCCAGGATCCCAAGCCGCGCCCAAACCGACTGAATGAGGCCGACGCGCTTGTGGCTATGCCAACAATAGATAGGAGCCTTCTCGCCGATCACGCGGAGAACGTTCGTGAAGAGCGCCGTGTAGAAGCGCTCAGCATCGCCGAACGAGAGCTCATCGTAGATCGACGTCCAATCCTTGCCGCCTTCCTTCCCGGGCTCCTTGGACGGCCTCGAGCCGGTGTAGTCCACCAGATAAGGCGGATCCGTTGACACGAGCGCCGCCTTGGCGCCGTCCATCAAGCGGGACACGCACTCGGGATCGGTTGAGTCGCCGTTGAGCAGCCGATGGCCGTCCAGCAGCCACAGATCGCCGGTTTGAGAGACGGCAACCTGAGCGACCGCCTGCGGATCGTCGTCCTCCATCGATTCGGGCTTGGCGAACCCGAACTTGACCATGTCGTCCTGGGTGAAGCCGGCTGCGAGCACCGCTTCGGGCTCGAGGCCCGAGAGAGCGGCCCCGAGCACGTCGTTGTCCCAATCAGACAGCTCGCCGGTGCGATTGTCCGCGATCGCGTACGCCACGGCCTCGGCCGACTCCAGCTCGCTTTGCACCACCGCGATGTGAGTCCATCCGAGCTCACGCGCGGCCACGAGCGTCCCGTTGCCGGCGATCACGACGCCGCCGACGGACACCACGGGCTTCTGCTGCCCGAACCGCCGGAGCGAAGCGCAGATCGCCTCGATGCTCTTCCTGGGGTGAGCACGGGCGTTCTTGGGATCGGTTCTCAGATCCCCGATCGGGCAAGCCAGGCCGAGCAGACCCGGAGCGATCTTGTGGTCGTGCCGAACGGGCGTTTGGGTTGAGGCGGGAACCGGGCCGGGAGCGGACTCGACGGGCTTTCGCTTGCTCATGGCGGAGCATAGACCGCCGACCGAATTATTTTTTACCGTGTTTCCCGCATGAAATCCGCTTCATTCGAGAATTCCTGAAGAAGCCGCCTTGACGGCCCGAAAGCCGAGGGGCATTCTTTCCCCGCTGAGACGACGCCATGAGCAACCCGAACCACCGACTACAACCCGTCCCGGGCCGCGCAGATTCGAAGCGGCACACCGCGTCTCTCAGCAATTCCGGAGCTCGCCGCGCGAGGCCCGGGACGGCCTGTAGTCACACCACTAACCCAGGAGAACGACCGATGCCAGACCTCGAGCCGGGACACGACGCCAACGCCAACGCCAACGAGATTCCGAGATCCACTCGCGGAAGATCGACGCTCACCGAGGAGCTGCTTCCAGACGACAAAGCCCTGATGCTGATGGCGATCAAGATCGCGATGAAGACAACGAACAACTCACGCCTTGAGATCCCCATGTCGGCCGACAAGGTCTTCTGCGGAACGCCGGTGGAGATGTCGCCGATGTGCCGGCCATGGCAGGACCTGCACCGGGCCGCGGAGCAGCAAGAAAAGCGGCTTCGAGATCTCTACACGTTGGTTGCTTCGGCCTCGTCGTTCACGCGAGAACTTCACCAGGCCGACCAACCCCAGACACCGCCGGTCCCCGGCACGGCGCCGGCCCCAGTAACCGCGCCGGTTGAGACGAGAAAGGTCAACGTGTATGCCGGCGGCTGCGGGCGCCAATTCGAGTGGAAAGACGGAAAGGATCTGACGATCGGGATAGTCATGGCCTCGGACGGACGCCCCGCGGCGCGACAATCGGACGGCCCAGCGCAGATCCATCTCAAGATGGGGTGCGGAACCCCGATATTCGGAACGGCCGAGAGATCGGAAGATGGGACGTACCGCGTTCGCAGGGTGAACCCGGGCTTCTTTACGGACGAGAGAATCCCGGACTGCGTGCGCGACCTTGGCGTCCTCGACCTTTACGCGTGAGCACGCTTCTTGTTCCGCCTGCCCGACCGTTCCCGCGGTCGGGTAGGCTTTGCCCGAACCGAGCAGCCGCTATGACAGACATCAGCGAGTGGAAGTCGCACAAAGATCTGAAGTACACCAACCTGCCGTCCCAGCGGGGAGTCAACATCCTCAAGATCGCACGGTTCGGTGTGATGCAATTCCGAGAAGGAACCGGACGCGACGCCGTCGACCGCGACTGCCGCGTCGCCTATTGCGACGGATACCGCCTCCCGCTGAAGCTCACGAACACCCGCCTCGAGGCCATCGCGGCCGTCCTCAAAGAGCGGGACCCGATGAAGTGGATCGGAAAGAAAATCGGCGTGTTCGTTGGACCATCCAAGTACTTCGGCAAGAAGGGGATCGATATCTTCGTCTACGCCCGGCCGGTGGACCAGACCGTGCCGCACTCTACGGAGCGCGACCCATCGCCCGCCGGCGAGGAACCCCACGAGATCCCCGAGGACGACGGACCGGAGCCGGCCCAGCCGGAGACGGCCGAGCAGCCCCCGGAGCCCAAGCAGCCGGAAGAGCCCCCGCCAGGCCCGATCGGCAAAGAGAACGCGGCCCTCGTGCTCTACACGCTTGGGGTTCGGGGAAAGACGTGGACGGACCTCCTCGCCTACCTAAAGCGGTGCGGCGCCGACAACGGCTGCCACGGAGTACTCCCCTTCGAGTGCCCGGGAGCGATGCTGCCTTGGGCGCGGCAATTCTGCACCAGCTTCCCCAAGGTGAAAGACCTCGGGAATAAGGACGACTTCGTTCGAAAGACGATCGCCGGCTGGGAACCACCGCCGGCGCCAGCGGGCACGGCCTCGAGCACGACGCCAGCCAAGCCCAAAGAGCACATCGACCCCAAAACCGGGGAAGTCATGCTGACCGAACCGCGGGACGACATCCCGTTCTGAGCTCCCTCCTCACTCGCGGCGCTCCGGTAAGCCGGACGCCGCGGATTCAACGCCCAGACGCCCACGAGCCCCGCCAGGAAGCCCGACTTGCCGCCTGACCCACAACACCGCCCCGAAGGATCCCAGGCCGGCCGCTGGCTCAAGGCGATCGTCGCGGGCCGATGGCTCGCCGAACTCCAGGGGGAAGGTCCGCTGCGCATGGTGGCTTGGCTCGCGATCAAGTGCGGGCCCAGCGGCCGCGGGCAGATCACCTGCGACGAATTCCAGGCGGACACCGGGATGGGCCGGACCGCCTACTTTGACTCCCTACTTCACCTTGCGCACCACGGGCTCCTCCGCCGGATTCGAGCCTCCGGCAAACTCTCCGATGCCCCCGGCAACCCCGCGCGGGCGACGACGACGACGACCGTTGAGCTTGTCGTGCCCACGGGGCACGCCGGCAAGCCGCCCGAGAGCGCGGCACAACGCCTCCGCCTCAGCGGGGACCCACCCCAGCAACCACCCGGGAGAAGTCCGCCGCCGCGGACCCAGCCAGTCCGCCCAGGCGGACTAGTCCGCCCCGGCGGACTCGAAAACCCCGGGGTGTCTCTGCGCGCTCCGGAGGTCTTCTCTTCTTCCAAGTCACAGAGTCAAAACGACGACGACAACAGCGCGCGCGCTGAAGAGTGCATCCGATCGTTCGAAGAGGAATACGACGTCGTCGTCGTCTTGCAATCCGAGGGATTCGGGAGACAGGCCGCGGAACGCTGGGCCCAGAGCCGATCGGCCGACTACGTCCGGATGGTGATCACCAACGCGGACTTCCAAGCCGCGCACGGGGGATTCCGGTCCAGCCGGCAAGGATGGATCGCCGCGGCGCTCACGCGCGGAGACGACTGCCTGTTTGCAGAGATCGGAGCCAGGCAAGCCCGCGACGCCGAACGTGCCAGAATCCAATCGGCGATGCAGAAGGTCACGGCCGCGATTCTCAGATGCCGGAGCACGGTGGAGCGATGGCCCGACTCGCGAGCACGCGTCTGGGCGCTTGGCGTGCTCGAGCCGGCGCAGCCTTGGAAACCAATCAGAGACAACGTTTTTACGAAGGAACAGGCCGCGACCCTCGACGTCGAGGACCTCGCGGACCTCATCATGGACCGAATCAGCCCGGAGCACACATGACCACAACACCACGCGAGGCTTGGGATATTTCCGTTTGCCGGCGCATCGACGCGATCGTCGAAGCCCGCGGCATTTGCAAAGGCCGCGAGAAGGACCTGACGCGGTCGCGCGACTCGATCAAGAAAGAGCTGCAGCGGCTCGGCATTGGAGACACACCGCAACACCGAGAGCTGGCGCTTGACCACTGGAATTCGATCTGCGGAATTGAGAGATGCCGCGCCAGAATCGACATGCTGGCCGACAAAATGGAAGAAACGATCATCGAGGCCAGGCAAGGAAAGATCTTTGAGGACAATGACGACCTCGAGCCGGACTATGAGCAACCCGACCCCGAGGCGCCAAAGCTCCCGTTCGACGAGAAGAAACCAGCCGCGGCCGCGGGCTCAGAGAAGCCGGCGGAGACGAACGCAGCGAAGCCCATCGAAAAGCACGCCGAGAAGCCGGCCAAGAAATCCAAGCGGACACAGCCGCTGAGGCTCACCACGCACGAGCCGGAAACCGCGGAGACGGACCAACACCTGCAAGCCTCGGTGAACGAGCTCGATATGCGCAAGAACCTCAAGGGCTTCTGCCTCGCCGCCGGCTGCGAGAAGATCGTCGACGTCGTTCGGTTGATTCACGCCAAGTCCAACATCATCCCCGATTGCGCCGAAGAGCTGAGATGCACGGCCGAGGAAGCCCACGCGATCTTCCTGGCCATCGACGCATGGCGCAAGAAGCACCGCAAGGCCAACGCCAGCCAGAACCTCGAGGAAGCCCGCAAAGCCTGAGACGCGACAACGCACCACGGAGGACAGCCATGACGACAAAGACAGCAACCCCACCCGCGGAATCTCCTTTCACAACGATGCTCATGCCACGAACACCGATCGGGATGAGCATGCCGACGAACCAGCGACAGCGAGCGCTGCAAGTGATCGAGATCGCAAAGATCGATACCACGCAGAACATGCGCGAGGTGAGCCAGGCGGGAATCGAAGAGTTGCAACGGTCGATCGAGATCAACGGACTCGAGCAACCCATCGGTGTATACCAGACGCCCAAAGGCTACCAGCTCATCTTCGGAGCCCGCCGGCTTGCCGCAGTCACCGCGAACAAGTCCGACTCGATTCTTGCGTTCGTCTACAGCCCGATGACGCCGGAACAAGCCGCCGAGCTGAGACTCAGCGAGAACGTCCACCGCCTGGACCCGACGCCGGCCGAGACGGCAACGGCCGTCAGCAAGATCATGGAGACCGAACTCCAGCGACTTCCCGGAGCCCAAGAATTCAAGCTGAAGCCGGCATGGGATCGGATCAGCCCGGAGAACCGCGCCAAGGTGATCGAAGCCACGGCCGCCAGGATCGGAAAAACCGTCGGATGGGTTCGGGATATGGCATACCTCATGCGGCTCAGCCCCAAGGTCATGAAGCTGGTCCAGGACGGGATTCTGCCGATCCCCCACGCCCGCGAGATCTCGAAGGTGTACGACCACGCCGCGCAGAACGAGATCGCCGCGGCCGCCAAGATCCACGATCCCGGCGAGAACCCGATGTCGATCAGCGGGGTGAAACACCTCTGCGGAAAGAACCTCTTCCGCCTGACGCAGGTGCCATGGAAGCTTGACGCGGAATTCGCCGGCAAGCCGGCATGCAACGGATGCCCGCACAACACGCTCTCGCAGCCGGGATTGTTTGAGCGCGGCAGGAGCTGCGAGGACCTCAGATCCGGACCGCGGCACGCCGAGCACGACGAACCCAAGAGCGGGGTCTGCACACACGCCCCCTGCTTTCGCCATAAGACGCGGGCCGCCAGCGCGGCCGCGTCGGCCACGGTCGGCAAGATCGTCGCACGTCGGGCCGCCAAGCCGGCCAAGCCCAAAGCCGGAGAGAAGCCCGCGCCGCCGGTGATCATCCCGCCCTTCCTCCAGCCGGCCCAGATCGAGAACCGCGTCAAGATCCGCACCGAACGCGCCAAGTCCCACCCGACGAAGCAGAAGGACTCCAAGGCCCAGGAGAAGAAACGGAAGCAAGAGGAGCGACGCCGCGCGGCCGAACAAGCCAAGCACGAGCTGAGGCAGAAAACCGAGGAGTGGGGCAACAAGCAAGAGCCGCTCCTGATCGCGCACCTACGGAAAACTCCCGGAGCCCTCGCGGCGTTCGTCGCCGCGTCGTTGACAAAGCCGATGAGCTCGATTCAAGACTACTTCAATTCGAACGAATCGATGAAGAAGCAACTGAACAGCCCGCAACTGGCATCTTCGATTAAGTGCATTGCCAGCCCATCGATCAAAGCCCTAGATCAGATCGCAGCCGCCGCGATCGAACACCACCAAGGCGTGATCAACTACCGGACCATCGCAGCGGCGGACCTCCTGGATCGCATCGCCAAAGCCTCAGGATTCAAACCGACGGAGCCGCGGCCCCAGCTCGCGACGCCGGCAAAGGACACGGCCGAGGAGGACGAAGATGGCGACGATTGATCCGATCAAGATCCCGCTGGAGTTTTACGGCCCGAAACAGACTATCAGCGTGATTGCAACAGACCGCGATCGAGCATGCGCAAGGGCAGACATCATAACCAACACCTACATCAACGCCCTCGGAGAAATGGCCCTCTTTCTGGAAGCAGTCCAAGAGCTCCGCGAGATCACCGTTTTGACCATTGCAAAGTCCTTCGGAAAGTCCATCGAAGAGACTGAAGCGCAGCTGGATCGGATGGTGCGCATGGCGAAAGAAATTCCAGGAAATCTTGCCGCTCGGCCGGACGTCAAAGTCACATTTCATAAAGTTGAGGAAGCCCAATGAGCACCGGAACGAGAGTCCCGCTCCAGACCGCGGACCACATCGTGAGAGCCCTCCTGAAACGATGGGGCCTCGCCGCGGCCGTTGGGGTCGCGGCCGTTGGGAGCGTCCGCCGGCGCCGAGAGACGGTGGGGGACATCGAGCTGATCGCCCCACACTGCACGCCCAACCGGGACGGCCTTTACCACGCGATCGCCAAAACCCTCAGATCAGACTCCATTTTTCAATCGACGGTTGTTGACCCGATCGGGTACTCGCTTACCGGGTTCAAGCCGGGATTCAGAGAGTGCTCGCTGGCGATCGAAAGCCCGACCAATCCGGACGTTCATATCTGCGTCGAGATTTTTCGGTACGACTCGGGCCCGGACGGCAACCGGGGATGGACGGAGCTCATGCGCACCGGGCCGCGGGAGTTTGGGATGTGGTTCCTGGGGTGCTGGAAGAAACGCTTCAGCATCCCGCCCGGAGAGAAAGCCTCCATCGACGGATACCTCGTCGACGCCGCCAAGCGCCGCGTCAGAGTTGAAACCGAGGACGACTGCTTCCGGATCGCCGGCCTGCCGCGCGTCGAGCCCCACGACCGCGACGCATTCATGGACCGACTCACAACCTCGAGGAGCCAGCAGTGAATAAGCAACCGCCCGCCCCAGACCACAACCCACTGACCGACGAAGAGCGGCTCAAGATCCAGCGGGAGTACCGCGGACGAGAGACACGGCCGGGACGCTGGCGCAACTTCTGCATTCCGTGCGGGATGCGGATCGAAGTCGCCGCGGAATTCCTCCGCTGGAAAACCGACATGATGTGCCACGAATGCACGCAGATTTACGGCAACATTCAGCCCGCCAACACCGAGAGAGAACAACGCGCAGCGATCCCCACCGGAACGCCCAGAACATATCGCCAGCGCGGGACGGAGAGCCATGCACTCTGAATCAACGCCAGGCCAACCCAAGCGGTGCGAAGGACAGACCGTGAAAGTCTGGAACCGCCTCGAGCTGGAGATCGAGGGGAAGCCGGCTCCAGGAGGATCAAAGACCGCGTTCGGCTTCAAGGACAAGCTGGACAAGATCCACGCGCGCATCGTTGACGCCGGCAAGGGAAACCTGGACTGGAAAAACCTCTGCAAGTTTGAGGCAAGCCGCCAGTACACCGGAGAGCCCATCCGCGGCACGGCCGTGTGGGCACACTTCGTCTTCACGATGCCGCGGAACAAGTCCCATTTCTTCAGAGGGGCACGGGCGAACGTTCTCAGGCCCAACGCGCCGTGCTTCCACCTGGTCAAGCCGGACACCACCAAGCTCATCCGATCGACCGAGGACGCGCTCACGGGCGTGATCTGGGGAGACGACGCCATCGTTTTTCCCAGCGGCATCAAGATTTACGACGGACGGCCCGGCGTCAAGATCACCGTTCGATGGGTCTCCCAGGAGCCAGCATGAAACCCGAATACCCCAGCAAGCCAACCGAGATCCCCATCGAGGCCTTCGATACCCACCACTCCGCGATCGTCGGGCAAACCGGCAGCGGGAAAACCAACACCGGCAAGCACATGGTGGAACGGCTGTACGCCCTCGGCCGCCGCGTCTGCATCCTTGACCCGCTCAAGAGCGACTGGCACGGAATCACGGCCAACCGGGCCGGCACCGGCCCCGGGCTTCCGTTTGCGATCATCGGGGGACCACGCGGGGCGATCAAGCTCCCGCCCGGATCCGGAGCCGCCATCGGCCGCATGGTGGCAAGCGGCATTCTTCCCCACTCGATCATCGATATGAGCGAGCTGGAACGCGGATCCTTCTCCTCCTGGTACGTCGACTTCTGCAAGGCACTCTGGAAGCACGCGCACGGAAACGGCGCCGTCCACATCGTGCTCGAAGAAGCCCGCGAATTCGCACCGAAGGAACGCCAGGGAGGAGAAGAGAACGAGTCGATTTATTGGTCAAAGCGGCTCGCGACGGCCGGCCGGAGCAAAGGGGTTCGGTTCATCTTCATGAGCCAGCGGACCCAGCAGCTCCATAACGACCTGCTGAGCTCGGCGAACCTCGTGGTCGCGCACCGGACGATCTACCCCGCGGACCGAAAGCCCGTGCGAGAATGGATCGCCGCCTTCAACGGATCGAAGGAACTAGAGAGGCACGTCGACGCCACGCTCTCGACGCTTCCCACCGGCGTTGCCTGGGTCTGCGACGCGCAGCACCAGACCGTGCAGCTGCAGCTGATCAAGCAATGCGAGACTTTCGACAACTCGAGGACGCCGGCGGCCGGAGAGACATCAAAGAAGCTTCCGGCAACCGTGCTCGATATCGCCGCTCTTCAAGAAACGCTGCGGGAGTCCATTCAGGAAGCCAACAAAGAGGACCCTGACTTCCTCCGGAAGCGCGTCGAAGAGCTGGAATCCCAACTCGCCGAACACCAGGCATCCTCGCACGAGGGAGCATCGGATCACGATGACCTCGAAGATGCGTACGCGAGAATTGATGGCCTGAACGCGGAGCTTCAGTCACGCAACTCTGCGATCAAGGCTATGGAAGCCGAGCTCGAATCTCGCACCGCTGCGCTAGAGATCGTCTGGAAAGATCGCCGGTATTACGCCGAACGCGCCGCGGCGATGCGCGAGAGATTTGAGATCGCGCGTGCCCATATGGAAGAAGGATCCGAGCACTTCGGGCTCGTTGACCCGGAGCCGCACATCCTCGAGGACTTCAACGGAGTATCAATCAATGCTCTCGAACGAGAACGACGGAACGCAGACTCTAACGATCACGCTGGTCTGCGTAGTGTGCAAAGACAAGTGGACCCAGACGTGGAGAGCATACGTCCCGCAAAGCCGGGAACGAATCTTCACGTTCACCGAGCAATGGAAGCACTGGCCCGGGAAGGGACTGGTGTGCCACGAGTGCGCGAAAAAGAAGCCGGAAGTTTGGGGGACGCTGGAAAGCCTACCGGCACTCAACAGCGACTTCTTGACTCCATCGCCTGGTGGAACGCCGCGGGGATCAAACAACCCAGCCGATGCCAAGCCGCCTTCAAGGCTGGATACTCCTCCTATTCATCCGGAACATTCCGAACCCTGCTGAGCTCGTGCCGACAAGCCGGACTCATCGAGTACGTCGCGGACGAGCAGCTCGAGCTGACCGACGCCGGCAAGGCGGCCGCGGAGAAGCACAACAGATTTACTCCCAGCCGCAAAGCACTCCTCGAGCAAGTCGTTCTCCCGATCCTCAACGGGCCGCAACGCGAGATGCTCAAAGTTCTCTGCGAGCACGGGCCGACGTCGCGCAAGAGCCTCGCAGACCGCATGGGCAGAGAATCCCACACCTCCGGAACCTTCCGAACACTGATGAGCTCGCTAGTCTCTCTCGGGCTTGCCGGCTACCCCGACAAAGAAAGCATGGAACCGGCGAAGTGGCTACGGCCATAGGACACCGCGGACGGCCACGCCGCCCGCCACACCAGAAAGGAACGTCGATGATTCACCACGAAACGTCAAGAGACTTCAACGATCCCAGGAACCCGACGGACAGCGAAAGCAGATACGAGCCCACGCCCCCGATGGAAGGACGGAAGCTCAAAGAAACGCCAACGAGCGCGCCGCTCCCGGCGTCCTGGTCCGCGTACTACGTCGTCCTTGTGATTGCGACGCTCCTGCTCATCATCACACTTTTCTCCACCCGCCGCGCTAGGGGAGACATCACACCAACGCCGCCGGCGCCGCGAGATCTTGACTCCAACGGAGACGGAAAGATCGACGAAGCCGACCTGGCACTCTTTACGTCATGGTTCGAAGCCGGCGACGCCCGCGCGGACTACGACGGAGACGGCTTTGTGACCGGAGAAGATCATGACCAGTACACCAAAGAATTCTCGATGACCGACGGCTGGAGCACCTACCAGCTCGCACCCGGCGCCGTCGAATTCCTCTGCAACTCAGACGCGGAATGGAAAGCGGCATGGTCCAAAGCCGACCCGGAGCGGGGCGATCACATTCTGCTTCACGCCGGCGGGACGTTCGGGAGCCTCGGGAAGATCCCGTTCGGCGGGACGATCAGCCGGCCGATGCTCATCGGGAGATACGGGGACGGGCCCAACCCGATCGTGCTGTGCCACGGCACTGAACCGGGGATCGAGTGTACCGGCGGAGGAGGAGCGCCGCCCGCGTACTACCTGGCGATCGTCGGAATCCATTTCACAACGGACCGGGCCGGCGATCAGCCCGCCGGCGGAGTGGTGTTCATTCGGGCGGGACGACTCGACGTCGAGGACTGCCAGATCGAAGGTTTTTCCGACAACCTCAACGTCCGCGGGCCGGTCTCATCGCCGGCCAAGCTCCGACTCCACCGATCGTTCATCGCCGGCGCCTACAGCCGGAACGGATCGCACTCGCAAGGGATCTACGTGCAGGACCTCGAGTCGGCCGAGATCACCGAGAACACGCTGTATCACAACGGATGGAAAGACCCCGCGGACCGGACGATCTACAACCATAACCTCTACGCCGGCACGGGCACGCGACGCGTCGTGCTCAGATCCAACCTATCGATCGCAGCCTCAGCTACCGGGCTTGCCGCGCCGTACGAATGCGTCATCGAGGGGAACCTCGTCGCCGACTGCCCGGTCGGGATGTTCTTCCGGCCAGGCTGCTCGGTCATCAACAACGTCGTGGTCGGCTCGGGAGACATCGACGCCGCGCACCCGCGCGGGATGGGCATGCAACTCCTGAGCATTCACCAGGCCGAGGACGGAACCTATGACGGGCCCGTCGGTCCGGCACGCATCGAGGGGAACATCGTCGCCAACAAGCGTCCAGGAACAGCCGGAAAGGGATCCGCGTTCATCGTGAACAGCAACGCCGACGGAATCCGCTGCCCGGTCTACCTCACCAACAACATCGGAGCCGCCTGGCCCAACGAACCCGACGTGCTGGGCGGGATCGACGTGGACCCCAAGTCGCCGCCCAAGGGGGACGCCGACCCGATCTCGGTCGACGGTCACCAATACGCCGGCACGGCCGCCCCGATCTCTTCCTGGCCGGACCCGAGCAGGAACCTCGACGCCTACGCCAGATCGATCGGGCTTCGAGACACGCAGGAGCTGGTCGACAAATCCCGGGAGAACCGCCGCGGATTCTGGAACCGAGCACTCACGGCCGACGCCGCCCGGGAGTGGATTGCGCAAGGATTCTCGCGATGAAAACCCTCGAAGAGATGTGCGAGGTACTGAATCGTTTGTTGGACTTGGACAACGACGCAGCTCAAAAGCTGTTTAGTACCATGGTGCCATGCACGCCAGACTCACGGCCGATGCTGGTCGCCGATCCGGAGATATGGGGCCATCTAGAACCGGGAAATGTTGTGCTCTCGCCACTCCTAATCATCAACAGCCTGGTCTCAGAGAAGCGCGAAGACGGAGAGTATTCGATATTTATATACATCGATCCGCACGGACAAACAGCCTGCTTCTTCGTTGCCAAGGTCCAACGGACAGACCGAGTCACAAGCGCTACCTAGCCAGGCGGTGACATTGGCACCTTGAGCCAGCGACTCAGCCCGGGTTCGGAGAGATCCGGACCCGGGAATTGGAACGGAGACAGCCGATGATCCCAGCGAACCGATACCGGACGCCTGTTCAGAAGTTCACGACCCGCAACGGGGAATGCTCGTCCTTCGACGCGGAATCCGAAAAGAACATCAACAGATCAGCCCAAGAGAGAGCGGACAGCTTCGCCCGGTTTGAGATCGGCGAGCACGTCCTCGTCACCCTCGGCCTCACGCACGCGGCCAAGCTGAGAGCCCCGGACAAGATCATCTCGAACGCGATCGTTCTGGCGGTCACGGAAACGAAGTACTGCCTGGTCTATCGCGTGATGGACACCGGCGGCCTTGGGGAAATGCGAGTGGACGCCTCGAGGCTCCGTCGGGTCAAGCCCGCCGGCACCGAGACGCCGGCGATCAGCATCAACCCACCCGACTAGATACCATCTCCCCCGAGGGGGACGCATGGACGCATGGACGCTGTTTCTTGCCGTTGAGAACCCAGAGGCCGGACTGCTCTCGCGAGCGAGCGAGCTCAGCTCATTCGGCCTCGTATCGTTTTTGGTGGTCTGGTTCGTGGTGAAGATTCACCCCGCCCACATCGCCGCGATCCAGAAGATGACCGAGCAATTCAACGCCGGCATTGCCGCGGAGCGGGCAGCGCACGACGCCGCCCGCATCGAAGATCGAAAGATGTTCATTGAGGAGCGACAGAAGGACCGAGAGCAGATCGCCGGCACGATTGAACGCAATACCCTCGCCACCAGAGAGCTCACCGCGGCCTTTCGAGGCGCGTGCGGCTCGTACACCAAAGTCGGTCACCACGAGCACGCGAACGAGAAGGACCACTAGCCATGGCGACAACGTACACCGAGCACGGACCCATCACGGCCGCCAACTTCTCGCAGGACGCCTCGGGCATTTCATGGCTCATCTTCGACTCCGTCGGTGGGGTTCCGCCCAGCCCGCTGGCCTCCGTTCGCATCCAAGACGGCCAGGGCAGCTCGCTGCTCTCATCAGACGCGGCCGGCCTTGGGTTCTCGGTGCCAGCCGGCAAGCGGCTTACGGGCATCCGCGTTAAGGTCAAAGCCCGCATTCGAAGCGCAGACATCGCGGACCTCTCGAGCTGGATCCTGCTGGTGACGCTCACCAAAGGCGGGAGCACGATCGGATCCGGATCCGCGTCGTTTGTACAGACCATTCCCCCAGCCGGATCCGGCGCGTACGACCTCTACGTGTTCGGGAGCAACGTCCAGGACATGGGACTCTCGGCCGCCCAGGCCGCGGACCCCACGACCGTCTCTGGGAACTTCCGCGTCAACGTCGTCGCCGACGCAACGTTCGGCGCCACCGGAACGGGCACGATCGAAGTGGACTCCATCGAGGTTTCGGTGTTCTCGGTTCCGATCACGATGCCGTACTACGCCTGCTCGGACCCGGCGATCGGATCGGACGGCTACTCGCGCGGGCAAGCTCTGGACCCGGCCACGCCATGGAAAACAATCGGCAAGTTCACCACAAACCGAGTGAACGGGGACAAGCTCGAAATCTGGTCGGGCTCCGACGTCACGACCACGCTCTTTAGAGAGAACGTGAACGTCACCGGCGACACGGCCGCCGGCTACATCAAGCAGCGGGCAGGATTCACCAAGGCAAGGATCTGCGGAGACACACCGATCACGGGCTCCTGGTCCGGATCGGGCGGGGTCTACACGATCAACATCGGAACCGGGAAGACCCTTTACTCCGTCACCTTCGACTGGTACACCAGCATCGACGCCAAGGGACGCCACTTCGGGCACCTGAAAGCCGGCGCCGCAACGGCCAACTCAAACACATACTCGTACAACAGCGGAACCGGAGTCCTCACGATCGGGATCGGAGCGGCCGAGAGCCCGACCGGGCACATCATCACATACTGCGCCAACACGCAGAACGGGGTGACGCTCACCAACTGCGTCGGGTACACGCTCGCCGGCTTCGAAGTCGATCTCTTCTGCGCAAGCGGAGCTGGCAACGGCTATGGCGTTGCCGGCCAAGGGAGCACGGGCTCGGACGTTTCGGTCGACGTTCATGACTGCGGATATCACCCCATCGGGTTCGTCGGAATCGACCAGAACAACTATGTGCATGACTGCGTCTGCTCAGGCGGCACCAACGGAGGGACGTGCATCGTCTTCTATTCTGACCCCAGCGCCGTCTCCGGATGCACCGGAGCCCGCCTCACGCTCCTGCGCCAGACAAAGCTCGGCCGCGACGGAGATCTGCTCAATCCATCGGAAACCTTCGGCGGGGCCTTTAGCCACTCTGCCACCAAGGCCAATGTCACCGGAGTGACATGGATCGACGTGATCGAGATCGGCATGGGCAAAGCGTCGGACGGATCGGGCAACCTCGGTGCTGGCTTCGCAACCAACGACACCGGGCAACCGAGCGACCCCACCGACCCAAACACCTACGCCGTTAGGTGCATCCGTTGCACGTCGACGGGCGACGCCAACATGCAGGGCTTTTCCTCGATCGCGTTCGTTAACTGCTACTTCGACTTCACCCGCGCGGCCAAGGTGGGAGCCCAGCAGATCTTCGGCGCTAACGGAACGTCGACAGCCGCGAACACGCCCGTGTACTACGGGTGCTTCGGATGCGTCATCAAGGCGGACATGAGCTCGGCGTCCGGAGCGGACACGGTTTCTCTGCTCCTGGTCGAGGACTCCTCAAGCACGTCAAAGTTCATCCTGCACAACTGCTCGGTCTACGACTACTCCTCGGCATCCGGCGGGAACAATCAGATTCTCTTGTTCTGGCAGGGATCCCACGGCGGATCGAACGTCGACGCCAAGGGGACCATCTTCGGATTCAGGAACGGATCGGGCTTCAACTGGCTGAATATCAATGACGGATCAATCGCCGCGGCCAACCACGTCTTCAGAGACAACGTCTACTGGCAGGTGAACGGCAACCGCTACTCGCAAAACCCATCGTTCGACGCGCCCGCGGAGTGGACGCCGGTCATCGACCCCAACGGCATCATCCGCGGAACTAACCCGTTCGCCGCGGCCGACGGTAGCGATATGCAACCGGCCGCGGACCTCAAGGCCATCAAGAAGCAGCTGAACCTCAAGGTTCCCGTTGGCATCAACGGGCTTCCGAACGACGGCACCTATGGCGCCTACCAGTACGGTGTCGCCGGCGGAGGGGGAGGAGCCCGCGGGTTCGGATCCCAGATCGGGATCGGGATCTGAGACGATCACCGAGAGACGCGACGCCGGACCTTGAACCGAGTCCAGCCAGGCGGACGGAAGCCCGCCGGCCAGACGGTGCGCCACGGCTTGCGAGCGCCGGTGAAGATCGCCATGCCGACAGCGGCCGCGGCGAGCAGACGGGCCGATAGACCTCGCAGACTTGGCATAGATCACCACTCGATGAAGATCGCGCCGTCCTTGCCGCCAAACCCGACGGTGAGATTGCCCGACCCAAAGCCGCCCCCGCCCACGCCGTCAGAGGCCGAGCCTGTGGCGTTTGCCGGCCCCCCAAGGCCGGCCATGCCACCCATGCCGCCTCGGGTCTCGCCGGACGCCCCCTCGCCGCCATAGCACCAGAAATCGGCGTTGAGGACCTGCCCACCGCCTCCACCGAACCGCGTCGGCGGACCGAACCCGCGGCCGCCCCCCTTGGCCGTGACCGTTGTGCTAGCCGGCACGGCCGAGGCCGGACTCGTCAGAATGGTGTCGGCGCCGTCCGCGCCCGGAGAGTCGGTCCCTACCGGACCACCACCCGTCCCGCCGGCCCCGACCACGAGCGTGAAGTTTGAGCCAGGGACGACGTCGAAGTACTTTTCGGCGTAGCCACCACCACCGCCACCGCCCCCGTGATCACCGCCGGTGCCGGCCGACGTGAAACCGCCCCCACCGCCGGCGCCCCACATGCGCGCACGGATGCGAGATACGCCGGCGGGAACGGTCCAGGTGACGGTGCCGGCCGGCGTTCGGAACGCGACGAACCCAGAATTGATCTTGGTGATCGGGATTTGAGCCTGCGGAACGAGCGCGGCCGAATCCAGTGACGCGATCCCGCTGGCAACGCCGCGGGCCGCCACGATCATATTGACGTCCTGAACGGCCTCGAGGATGTCCGACCGCGCGTTTGACGGCCGATCTGTTCCCGAGTCAAGATCCGAAGTATCAACAGCGCCGGTCGGCCATACGGGCATGGTTCACCTTCCAAAGAGAGCACGCGGGAACAACCACTCGAACACTCACGAAACCGGGAGAGCCGGCTCCTGAGACGGCACGCGGACCTCGTTCGGAACAACCCGCGGCATCGCGGCCGTTGAGCCCGGACGGAGCCTCCGCATCTGGCAAGGACGGTTCAAGTACTTGTGCTTGCTGCCGCCGACCCACCGACAAGCATCCTTCTCCCAATCGGCGTCGACGCCATAGATCGAATAACCCAGCGGGCAGCACTCACGCGCCTGCTCGTAGGTCTGGAACACGGCGCCACGCCCCTCACCGTTCATGCCGCCCCGCTTGGTGCAGCGACCGTTCTTCACAAACTTTGCCTCGGTATTCGCGGTTTCAGCGATGCAATACAACACGCCCGGGATCCTTTGCTAGAGGCCACGCACTACCGCGTCGACAACCGCGTGAGAGAGCTGGCCCTGAGCATTGTACATCCGGACGCGCGGACCGGAGAGATCCTTGTCCACGAGCTCCCACGACCAGCCAGGCCCCATCCCGTTAAACGTCAGATCGACGTGCCGAACCAGCGAGAAGCGGCCAGGCTCGACAGGCAACCGGACGTCGCCGACGCCGAACACGCTGGTGCGCGGCAGAGACGAAGTGTCAAGATCCTGGATCTCGAACGCGATGGTGGGGGCACGCATGAGGACGATCAGATTCGTGATCACGGGCACGGGGACGTCCGGAGTCGGGAGCACCTGAACCCGGACCTTCAAGTACCGCGCGAGCACCGAGATCGACCGCGCCACGGAAATCTCCGTCCAGGCCGAATAGGTGACGCCGTCGGACGACCACGCAACCTCGCACGAAACGACACCCGTGCCGGCATAGATCGCGTCCGGAGAGAAGTTGAGCAGAAAGCCGGCGTCGAGCGCCGTGTGCTCGTACACCACCGGACTCTTGGGAGCGATGATCCACCGAAGGAACTGAGCCCACGTCGGCGAACCGGACGCGTCGAGCCCGTCCCAAGTTGTGTCGTCGTCGGGCTCGAGGAACGACGGAGGGAGAGACTTGTTTGCCAGGTGGCAATTGGTCTTGGTGCCAGGCCACATCAGCAGACCGGCGTCCTCGCTGAACGCGACACCCTCGAGCCGCTCCGGACCGAGCACGCGATCGAGGTACAGCGCGTTGACCGATTCGTTGCCGCTGGTATCAACCATCTTGATCCCGAACGTCCACCCACCCTCGGGCGGAACATTCAGCTCAGCCGGCGTCGACTGCAGCACGTCGCCGTGCAACGTGTCCATCGAGAACCAATCCGTGCCGATGGTTCCGAACTTCACGCGCACGCCGGCGACGTCGGGCGGGACGACGCCGAGCACCCACGAGTACCGCCGCGTCCCGTCAGAGAGCCGCTGAACGTCAAACGACTGAACGTCGGGCGGAGGGAAGGTCTTTCCCACCACCCGGTGCTCCGCGGCAACCCAGCGCGACGTGCTCCCGTTGGCGGCCACGGTTCGGATCCGGATCTGGTACAGAACCCCCTGCTCAACGTCGGTGATTCCGAAGCTGTTGTTGTTGATCGAGACGCGCGCGTGAGTTGTCCAACTCCCCTGATCGCCGGTATCCGGCTTCGGCCGCGTCCGCGCCTCGACGGCCACGGGGAACGGGTGCTTCCCGGAAGGAGCCAGCAGCGTGATCAGGATGCGGTTCTGCAGCGAACCGTCGGCGCCGCGGAACATCACCAGATCGTCCGAACGGATGCTCGTGATCACCGGATCGTCGGGCCGCTCCTCGTAGTTTGGAATCTGGGTTATCCCGGAGTCATACGGGGGAATCACCCCTTGGTCCGCCTGGTGAACGCCGGGAGCGTGATCGATCAGCGTCAAGCGGGCCCCGAGATCGGTGTTGAGCTCCACAGAGAGCACGACCAGCTCACGCGACTCGAGCGTCGGCGGACCGAACATGAACAGATCGCCGACCTCGGGCATGGCCTGCCCGTTGGGGCTCGGCGACACCAGCGTGATCTCGTTGGTGACGCCCTCGACAGTCACGATATCGCGCACCCACGTCGAAGAGTCCGCCAGACGAACGCGGACCCGATAGAGCTGGCCGCCCTCCATCGCAATCTGATTGTCGGTCCGCAACGCCAGCAGATCGCCGGCGTTGTTGCGCACCAGGCCGGTGATGCGTCCGAACGCCTGTCCCCACAGCGGGACGTCGTGCGTAACGAGCACCAGATCCCCGCGCGTGCAGACCAGGTGCTCGATGTCGCATGACAGCTCGAAGATCTCCGGACGCAGGAGAGCAACGGCCAGGTTGTACCGGCCGTGCCGGAACGCCTCGTCCATCGTGGTGCAACCGAACACCTCGAGGTCCTCGATGACCGTCGCCTCAGGCAGCGTGCTGGGATTCCCGAACGCGTCGAGCCCGCGCACCGAGTGCTGGTCGTCGGGAACAATCCGCGTGTTCTGCGCGTAGCCGACCGCGCGATCAAAGAACACCACGCGGAGAGCGTGCGGGAGATTCGGGAACAGCTTTCTCCCGACGAACCCGGAGGAATTCGCCGGCGTGAAATGCTGAACCGGAACCGTCTGCGGAACGTCGCGCACGATCCCGTACTTTCCGTCGCGCACCGCCAGAGAGCCGCGGCCGGCCGCGGCGATGTCCTCGGCACGATCCTGGACCGTGCCCGAGAAGTCGATGACGCCAGAGAACGCGAGCCCCTTGTCCACGCAATCCCGATGGAACGCCTGAAACTCGGACAGATTGAGCGCCGAGTCATCGAGGATCGGGAAATTTGGCGGACCGTTGAGAACACGCCGGCACAAGCTCGCCGGGTTGGTCGTACCACGCTTGACCCACGCCCCCGACGCCTCGTCCCAATCGTCCACGATCGACGTCGTCTCCACCGTGAACGTATCGATTACGCCGTTGAGCTGGTCGCTGGCCTTGATTCGAACGGCAACCTTTGCCATGCCCGGGATTGGGAGCGGATCGCGCGAGTCGATGGTGCGCAGCGCCGTCCAGTACACCTGGTCGATGACGCTCGAGGACGCCGAGTCGGGCGTCGTGCGACGGAGACGGACCTCGTAGGCGATCGAAGGACCGACCTCGGGCACCGCCCAGGAGAGCGTTCGCCGGACAGCCCCGCCGGTGCTCGAGTCCCGCGCGAAGATCGAAGATCGATACCCATCGGTGAGAAACCACGTGTACCGAAGATGCCCCTGGTTCCCGAAGCCCGAAGGGATACCAGAGAACGAACTCTGCGGAATGATCTTAAAGACGCCGTCGATCGGAGTACGCCAGCCGACCGCGAACGCCCCGCCCGTCGCCGAACGGCACTCCACGCGCGCACGGAACGAGTGCCAGCCGCGCGTCAGGAACACCGGCGCTCCGTGATGCGTCCCGGAGTTGAGAGTTGCCTGCGTAACCTCGGTGCCGTGCGACCCGTACCAGCTCGCGACCTCGCGCCCATCGACGTGAACGTCCGCGGCGTCGTTTGAATCGAGAACGAACTGGTACTCGCCCTCGACCTGAGCATAAACAAACCCTTCAACCTTCCACGCGAACGCGCGGGAAGGCAGATACGCCGGCTTGGCGTCCGGATAGGGGACCTGGCTCGCCGACCAGTTTATGTCGTTGTTGTGATCACCCGTCCCGCCCAGCTCGGACTCGGGCGTTCGGAAGAGAAGATCGAGCTGACGGAAGTTTGCCGGCGACGCCCCTCCGTCACCACCACCGTTTACGAGCGACCACGCGACGTCGCCGACCTTCCGGAACTCCACCGCGATCTCGACCGACCGCGGGATCTTCGACCCATCGGGCAGGAACTCGGCGAGCCCGTTGGGGAACGTCACGTCGACGGACAGCTCGCTGGCGCCCAGGCCCGACGTCCGCGCGACCCACGAGCCCGCGGCCGTGAGCAGCAGAGAGAGATCCTCCTGGGACACGACGCCGGGATACAGAGACAGCGGAGCGTCGTCCATGCAACCGGGCCGGAACTCGTACTCGACCCCCTCGTACGTTGAGAGCAGCGAATCCCCGATCTTGGGATCCGCGATCGCCAGCGGGCCCTCACCGAGACAGAGGACGAACCGCAAGTAGATCGAATCCCCCTGGACCTCGGTGTACGGCTTGGCGCCGTAGGGGGGAGCCCACCGATAGGTCCCCAGCGCGACCGGGACGACGCCGTACGGGGCGATCGAATTCCGCCCGTTGCTGATGGTGGGCGAAACCGAGTCCGCCGCCGCGGACCCGCCCGCCAGGGAGATCCTGGGCGGAGGGACCCGGATAAGAGCGTTGACCGCCAGCGTGCCGGCGATACCCACCACGGCCGTCGTCGCCGCGCCCCACCCGGCCCCCAACCCGAGCCCGCCCGCGGCCGCCGGACCGGCAACAACGCCGCCCGCGTACGCCGCGATGGCGATGACCACGATTGTCGCCACGAGCCGAAGAGCGGTCTTGCCGCCCCCCTGCCCAGCGGGCAATGCCGCCACGGTGACGAGCCGGCCGGCCTTGGGACGTACGTGCCGCCACCGCTCCCGAGGAACCTCGCGGCCGCCAACGTGGACGATCAGGTACGGACCCGGAGAAACGCCGGCCGCCTCGAGCATCTCCTCGATGGTGAGCCCGGCCGGGAGCTGGCAATCGACCACGTCCGGACGCAGGAACGCCGGACGGCCGCGGAGGGTCACCGGGCCGGTGTACCGCCAGAAACCGTTGACCCGGCTGTTCCACATCACCGAGTCCAGCCGCTCGAGGCACGACCGAGAGCCCGCCTGCGCATGCAGGAACCGATCCCGGGACACCACCACGCCGACGTGCCCGTGCCGGCCGGCGATGTTGAAGCTCACGACGTCACCCAGAGACACCAGGCCCGACGCGGAACCCGTCGGAACCCCGACCGGAGTCCAGGCCGGCGCCGTGTTTGCCGGATCCACCTGCGACCGGATGACACGCTCGACGTCGTCGGCGTCGCCGGACGCCAGATAGCCATCCTCGAGCGATGGAAGAAAGATCCCCAACCGCTCCGAATAGACCATCCGCACCAGGCCCCAGCAGTCCGAACCGTCGCGATCACGCCCGCGATCTTTGAACGGGATCCCGATGTAGCCGGCAACCCACGCAGGAACGGTGTCGGTGAGACGTTGCATGGGATGACTCTAGAAGAGCCCAGGCGCGACGGAAGGATCGAACACCCGAGGCGGGTACTTCTTGTTGCGTATGTCCTGGACCACGAGCGTTCCGGAGACGGTCATCGCGTCATACGTCGTGTCGCGGAGCGTGAACGAGAGCGGGCCGGCCTCGATGACCGACGGAGAGCTCGCCATCGCCAGGAATACCTCCACCTCGATGGGAGGACCGCTCGCCCGCCTAAGCGCGGCCACGATCTCCCGATCGACGTTGCAGATCTCGAGCTGGCCCCGCGGCGTCGTATCGCGCGAGTCCGACGCCAGCGTGATCTGGAAAGGGAACCGAAGGTAGACGTCCGTCCCGACCGTGTGGTCAACGCCGTCGTTGACCACACGGATCGGAGACGCCAGGCTTGGATGCCTGAGCGTCAGGAACAGCAGAAAGCACTCGCCGGTTTCCCGCGCGTTGACCGCCCGACGGAACGCTGTAGAGACGGGCCGCGGCACGCCTACTCCTCAACGAGCATCGACGCATACGACGCGATGTCGGTCCCGGACGTCACGCGGATCTCGAGCGACTCGGCCGGGTTGAGCACGATCTCACGGTCGTAGGTGAAGAAGTTCTGCTTGTGGCAGAGGCTCGAGTAAATGACCGTTCCGCCCGTCGGGTTTCCACCGCCGTAGTCCTTGGTTGCCGAACCGAGCACGGACCCGGTGTGCCCGTCGACCTTCAGCACGCTCGCCGAAGAGCTGCCAGACCCGGTCGCGGCCGTTGAACCCTTCACCAGCTCCACGAGCACCTTCGGATCGGTGGGGGTGATCCCGTTGGGATCCCAGCGCACCTTCTTGACGCGAGCGCCGGCGTTCGCGTGCGCGCGATACTGCAACACCGTCTTGACGGACGTTCCAGTGTTGACCGACCCAGAAATCACATTGACATTCAGACCCGCCATGACCGTACCCCTTTGTGAAAGAACGCCGCACCACGCGGCGCGCACTACCTCGCCACGTCCGCCTCGCCGGCACCCTCCGACCCGTCCTGCTGAAAGCCGCGCCCGGTATCCTCAAAGAGAAGCACCGCGTCATCCGCCAACGTTTCAGACCCGGACCCAGATTGCTGAGCCTCGCCCTCGATCAGCCATGGGTAGTAGTTCCCAGGCGGAACCGCGGCGCCGAACATCTCCACCGGGAGCATCCCGTCCTCATCGGACGCGGGCTCGGGCCGGCCGCCGGCACTCTCGTCGCCGTCGTAGAACCCGTTGAACACGGACGGCGGAGGATCCCCGCCGCTGGTGTCGGAATTCGCCGGCGGAACCTTCTCGAGCGTGAACGTTTCGGTTTCCCAATACTCCGTTCCATCTCCGTGCGGCGCCAGCGGCCGGAGCTCGGGCTCGCCGGTGAAGCGGAACGTTGCCGGAGTATCAAGCTCCTGGTCGGTCCACTCGAACGACAGCGCACCGCCCTGCGTCACGTTGTCGAAGAAGTCGCGGAACACCGCCACCTGAGTACGAGTGAACTTGAACGCGACGTCGTGCATCTCCGGAGCGGCCGTGTAGCGACGCCGGACCTTTGCGACGCCGGCGTCAACGCTGCTGCGGATCGCAGTCTTTGCCAGGCGCTTTCGGAACGCCACGAGCGTCGAGTTTGCGGGCAACGCCGGCGGCCAGACAATGTCAGCCATGCTCCAGGTTCCCGCAATCGGCGGCGCGGGGTTGCCAGAGTGTAGTCGCCGTTTGCGGCCCAACGGCCATAGCAGAGCTACACGACAAGGCGCAAAGAAAATCCCCCGGGCTTCCGAACCCGGGTGATCTTGATCAGTCATCACTCTGGTGGTTGCATTGACCAGAGCCGACGGACCCGGCTAAACCAGCTTGGTGTACATGTGAGAGATCGACGCCGAGAAGCTTCGGTGGACCTGGGTGACGCTTCCATCCTCCTCATGCCGCCCAGACCCGTGCCCGGCCGCGGTCAAGTGAATGAGGGGCAACGCGGCCTCGTCCTTTTCGCTGAAATTTTGTCCGACCAGGCCGGCGAGGTGCGGCTTGGCAGCGTCGAACTCGATCTTGGTTTGCCCAGAAAGACCATCGCCGAAAGTGTCGAGGTGCGCGATTACGGCCTTTGGCTTTCCAATCACGCTGATATTCCAACTCATACGACCTCCTTGATGCGGCGGACGCGATCGCCGCGCACGCCATGTATGCCAGAGAACAGATGATCACGCTCGTACTCCTGCCTGATGGTTCGGAGTGAGAACACGACGCCGGGGGACGGGATCACGGAAGATCGAAGCTGAGCGAGAAGTCCGCATCGATCCGCCGGAACTTCTGCCCACCGGAATCGGTGATGTTGGTAAAAGTCACGTCGCCGCCGTTCGGGCTCGTCTCGACCACGAGCCCGCCGAACGACAGGAAACGGACGTCGTCGCTTCCAGAACCGTAACAGCCGGGGGACGCCCGGACCTCATCGAGAGAGAGCGTGTCGAGCTCGGTCTGGGTTTCGCGCGTGATCGTGCTTGTGACTTTCATGGGACGGGCTCCTGAGAGAGAAGGGAACGCCGGCGAACGCCGCCGGACTCGACGATCGTACACCCGGACCACGACCCGGAACACGATCGGACCGAGAGTTCGGATGAATGAGAAGAAGCTCACGGGCTCCCGCCGAATCCAGACGTCTCACCAGTGAGACCCCAGCAGTCTCACCCGTGACACTACAACGGCCTTAGGACCCCCGCCGGGAGACGCCGAACGCAGACCCCAAGGTGCGATCGAACGACCCGTCGGCAACGCCCTGGTTCACCGCGTCGACGATCAGAACCTGCACGCGACGCCGACCATCGGACCCGGTGGACTCGGTCACCCTCGGACGCTCGCCCGAGGACCGCTGGTCGATGATGTTAATCTCGACGCCGCCCCCGCCCATTGCGTAGACGCCCAGCCCGTGCGGAGTCGGCGCCAGCGGGAGAACCCCCTCCTTGCCCCGCTCGCCGATCTCGCCGGTGCCCCCGCCGGCCATCGGGAAATACGTCGGCGTCGAGGCAATGAAGCCGGCCGCGAACGCCGTGAGACGGCCGCCGCCCCAGATCCCGCCCCGCGCGGCAGAGACGTCAGACACGCCGTAGCCTCCGGCCGTGTTCTGACCCACACCCGTCGGGCCCGGATCCGTGCGGCCGCCCAGGAGAGCGGAGAACCCGATCCCCACCTGCCGGAGGATCGGCTCGAAGAAGAGCACCTTCAGCGCCATCGACTCGAGCATCTTTCCGAAAGAGATCGCGATCTCAGAAAAGCTGAGCTTGGCGCCGAACGTCGCCTCGGTGAACGCGTCGGACAGATTCGACGCGAACCCGTAGATCCCCTTCGAAGCATCCGCGGCGAAGGTGCGCACCCGCGTCGTCAGCTCGCTCACCTGCTCGGACGCCGTCCGCGCCTTCTTGGGATCGGTGACGATGTTCCCGACCTCGTGAGCCTTCAAGAGATCCGCGGCCCCGGTCAACGCGTTGAACGAATACCCCAGGTCCTCAATGTCCGCGGAGAGCATCTTGACGTATTGATCCCACCGCGTCCCGTACTCCGGATCGATCTGGCCGATCTTCTCCTGGAGCTTCTCCGCCATCGACCTCGCGTCCTTCGCCCCAAAGGGATTCGCAAAGTCGAACGCCAGGGAGATCCGTGCACCCGCGTAGGTGCTGAGCGTGTCGATGGCGAACATGCCGCCCTTGACGATCGAGTCGTACAGCGTTTTCTTGATGGCGATTCCGAGCGTTGCCAGATTGTCGCGGGCCGCCTGGCCGACCTCGCCGTTCTCAAATATCCGAAGCGTGTTCTGCACCATCTCGGGGACGGCCGCGAGAGCACCGGCCGCCCGGTTTGCCATGTCCGTCAGGAACGGAGCCACCTTGGTCATGACCTGCACGCGCAGACCAAGCCAGGCCGCCCCGATGCGGCCGACCGCGTCGTTGTACGCCGTCAGCTTCGTGACCTGATCGTCTGTGAAGATGTTCCCCAAACGCCGCGCCCGCTCCGTTTGCTCGGTCAGGTTCTGCATGAAAGAACCGGAGTCCTTCAGCAGCGAAAGAAACGCCTCGCCGCCGGCACGCCCGAAGATCTTCTCCGTGAGCGCCAACTGCTCACCCGGGTTGGTGACGGACTCGACGCCGGCCGCGATCTCGGGCAGGAGCTCGGCGATGTCGCGGAGCTTGCCGGCCTCGTCGCGGAGCGCCACGTTGTAAGCGCCCAGCCGGAGCACGTTGTCCCCGCCGGCGGCCATGATCGCCACGTTCTTTCCGGCCTTGCCGGCGGCCTTGGCGAGAGTCTCAAACTCGACGCCGGCCTCATCGGCCGCGAACCGGAGCGCGGACAGGAACTCGACGCCGATTCCCAGACGCTTGCCGGCCTTCCCCAGCCGGTCGACGGTTTCAGCTGCGTCGTCCAGCGAGTGAACGAGCTTCCCGGTCGCGACGGCCGCGGCCGCGGCGACGATGGCGCCACGCACGAAAGAGAAACCCTTCGCCATGGAGGAGGTTCGCTTGTCGGTCTCCTTCTGCGTCTTTTCGCCGGCACGGTTGAACTCGTCCAGCTTCTTCCCGGCGGATTGGAACGCGGCCGTGTAGGCGGCCAGGTTCGCGGAGAGCACCAACTCCATCTTGCCGAGATTCATTCTGTGGGCTCCTCAAACCCGGGCAGACGCTTAGGGACCTGCACGCCCCCACCGACGAGCCCGGACAAAGCCATGAACATTTGCTCGGGGGTCTGCTTGCGCGGACGATCCGGAGCCAGCGAATCGAACCAATCCTCGGGATGCCACGTCCGCCCGGGATTCTTGGCGTTGCGCATCCAGTTCCGCCAGAGAGAGAGCAGCAGCCCGACGCGGAAATCCTCACGCTGGACGCCCTGGAACCAAACCTCGAAAAGCCGGCGGACCTCGGACGGGCCCAGAGCACGCGACTCCGCGGCCGACATCCTCAGCTCGACGCGGGCCCAGTCTCGGAGATACCGAGCTGGGCGGGAGCTTTTTTTACGGCTTTGCCCTCACCCATCAGCTGCAGCACGGCCAGCATGAAGCACTCCATCAGCGCCACGGCAACCCGCTTGTGGACAAAGGGGGCGACCTCGAGGCGGAACACCTCGTCGGTCACCCCCAGACACGCACGCATAAACCGATTCAGCCAGACGATGTTCGTCGCGTTGATAGAACGCATGACCGCGGCCGCGTCCGGCCGCTCCTCACCCTCGGCCGGCTGCGGAATGATCTTCAGCAGCTCCTGGAAGATCTCGAAGACGTTCTTCCCCATCGCGGTCTCGACGGCCTCGAGCACACCGAGATCGAAACGAACGACACGCTGTCGAAAACACCGGACGCCGGCCGCCAGGAACGAGAGCTTGAGCGTCGCGCTTGGCACCGACTCAGGATCAAGATCCTGCGCGACTACGGGCCCGAGCACGCCGGGATAGGGCTCGACGGACAGATCAGACGACGTCTGGGCTTCGGACACAACGCCTCCAGGATCAAGCAACGCCGGCACGGACTACACCGATCACGAGTCCGCAACGATAGACCACTCCCCGGTGGGCGTGATCGTCACGACGTTCTTGGCCGTCCCGTCCTTGGGCGTTTCCTGGCCCACGTTGGTGACGTAGCCGGCGCCTTGGAACCTCTTCCCGAACGCCGGGATGGCGAACTGGAAGTTGCAGCGCCGCCGCGCCTTCTGCGCCGTCACGAGCATCGCCTGCGTCGCATCGAGGAGCATGTTTGTGGTGACCTGGCCCTCGCCGATCGACTTGAGCGTCGGGATCGATTCCATATACCCGTTGTCGCTCTTCATGTGCGTCGCATCGGAGACGTTGAGCTTCATATCAAAGCCCGAGATCCCCTCAACCTCCGCGATCTCGGTGAACGTCTCCGTCGGCGTAGCGCCGTCGCCGATCCGAAATACAGTCCCGAACGCGTTCTTTGCCTGAGTTGCTGCCATGTTTGAACCTCCTTGTTCACGAAAAGAATGAGCAAACTACGACGTCGCGTAGTTTGCGGCGACGCGATAGTCGGCCGTTCTGGAATACACCGCGAGATCGTCCTCGTACCCGTCCTGCGGGCCGGGATCCTCAAGCACGATGGAATTGATGTTGACGCCGGCGAACATTCCGCGGAACCCGCCGATCTTCCGGTCGATCGCCTCAAAGGCGGCCTTGGTGCCCTCGTACGTCTTGCCGTAGACGTCCAGCTGGAAGCGCGTATAGGAGAGCCCGGAGGGACCCTTCATGGAGTACACCCGCGGATCAGAGATCACGGTGTACACCACCGCCGGCAAGGTCGGCTTCTGTGGGAGCTGGATCGGATAGAGGCGCGAGCCGATCAGCCCGGACACAACCGGATCGGACACGATCAGCGCGCGGAATGCCTCCTCGACGTACATCACTTCCCCTTCTTGGAGCGGGCAGATAGCGCCTTGGCGAACTCCGCCTGGATCACCTCAGCGAACCTCGCCTTTGCCGCATCGATCTTGGACTCGAACGCCGGACGCAGGAACGGCTTGGGCCGCGCACCGGGGTGCTGCTTGCCGCCGGCGCCGAGGTAGTGCGCACGAGTCCCGAACTCCACCATGTGCGCATAGTTCCGCGGATAGATGTTCCCGGCGATCGACGCGGTCGAGGACGATCCAAGGTGCTTGAGCCGCATCTTGCCGGCCTTGTTCGCCCGCATCCCGAACACCTTGTTGACGATCCGAACGCGGGCGGCCGGGTTCTGCCCAGACTTGGCCTTGTCGGTGGAAGCCACGATCGACTTCCGGAGAGCGCCGGTGCGGATCGGCACGCGACGCCGCGCCTCGTCCCGCATGATCACGGCGCCGGCATAGAGAGCCCGACGCACGGCCGACTGAGTCGCGCGACGCCCGATCAAGTCCATGGCGTCCTTGACGTCAGCCAGGCCGAGCACCACGACATTTCCGTTTGCAACCGACGGCACGCCAGCCCCCTATTCCACCTTCACCTCGAACGAGTGACACTCGAGCACGACGCGGTCGTTGCGATCGGGCTCAGAAACCGAATCGATCTCGTACACCTGCGTCCCGAGCAACACCCGGAGCCGCGGCTCGTAGCCGGCACGCTTGCGAACCTCGAACCGGACCGTCGAACGCGACGAACGCTGATCCGCCGTGAACGACTCCCCGCCCCCCTGAGGCAGCAGCCGCGCCCACGCCTTGAACAGATCGCCGAACTCGTAAACGACCTCGCCGAACGTGTTCTGCGTCGGAACCGGGCCGCGGACGGTTATGCGGCGGTCAAGATTGCCGGCCGGGATGCCCATAGGTTCGGATCACGTGAGAGCCAGGATCGACGCGGCCGTTGTTGACGCGGACCACACACGCTTGACGCAGATCGGAACGACGAAGCCCGACGGAACGCCCACGATCACGACGGTCGTGCCACCCTTCGTCGTCACCTTGATGTTGCCGCCAACGCCGACCCACAAGCCGCGGCATGTGTTGGGCAGATCGGCGCCGTCGTTGGGGGTCACGTCGGCCGCGTCGAACGCGGGAGAATTCAGGCCTGCGACATAACCGGCGAATTGATCAGGCACAACAACCTCCTAGAGAGAACCGTTCCACACCTGAGCCATGAGCTGCGTCACCGCGAACTCCAGCTTTCCAGAAACAACGCCGACCACGACGGTCTCGCGGTTCCGATACCAGTGAGCCACGAGCATCAAGATTGCCTGCTTGACCCGCTTGTCCACGCTCCCCGCGGCAACGCCAACGACGTACTCCACGCAAACCGAATTCCGCTGCTCGCGGCACGCCGGCCAGAACTTCCCGAACGCCGGCACGATGCACGCCGGATCCGACACCTGATCGATCAAGTACTGGTCCGCGGCAACGGTGACCGTCGAACCGTCGACGTTCGAGACGTACGTCACACTTGTAACGCTCGCCAGCGGGGTTCCTTCGAGCCGGAGCGTTCCGCACTCGGGGAACTCGCACCAGTACTGCTGGACGGTCTGCGTCACGAACAGCCGGCCCGACGCGGTCTCGCAATACAGACGCGCGGCCGCGATCGCATCCGAGAACCACGAGTCGTCGTCGTCGATGTCCACGCGGCAATGGAGCTTTGCCTCGGGGACGGTGACGGGCTCGGACGCCGGCGCCGTCTTGATCTTCAGTTTGACGGGCTCGTGTTCCATGGTTCAACTTCGAAAGTCCCGCCCCCGCACGTGACCGCGCCGCCAGGAGAAGTCAGAGGCCGGGGGACGGGCCGACCGCGAAGCGGCCGGAACTTTGGTCGATCAAGATGCAACGATCTCGGCCGCCTTGTCGGCAACGAGAGCCTCCGCCTCCTTGGTCGGGACGACATGCACGCTTCCCACCACCCGAACGCCGCCAGGCCCGGCGCCAAGCTTCAGCATTCGAACGGACCTCGTCGCCGGCGTCGGCTTTACCGGAGCAGCGGCCGGAGCCGCGGCCTTAGGCTTTGCCGATTCGGGCGAAGCGGCCGGAGGGACAGATTCAGACTCGTTCTTTGCCATGGCGGACTCCTTGTGTGAAGCAACTTCTGAAAATGCCGGCGGCCGCTTCCGCGATCGCCGGCACGGTCGTCCTTGACCACTCCCGCCCGATTACGCCGTGCCTTCCGCCGGCGACACGAGAACGCGCGAGTTGATGGTTCCGGAAATCACGTTCGACTGAGGCTTCCGGCGAGAGCGATACTGAATCGCGTAGATCTCGCCGAGCACGGTCGTGGTTCCGCGAACCACGACGGGACGCAGGTAACGCTCCAGCGGCTTGTAGATGTCGACGGCCACAACCTCGTCGCTGGCGCCCGACGTCTGCCCGGAGCCGGCGAGATCCGCCGCGTCCGAGAGATTCGACACCTGGCCCTGCTGGACCTTCATGATGTTGTTGGCGGCCGCCGACGCAATGTTCGTCACGAACAGCACGCCCTCAAAGCCCTGCATGTCGATGACCGAACCGTTCACGGTCGTGGTGCCGTTCGCGGTCGTGTCGGCAACCTTGGTGATCTTGACATCGGTGAGCAGATTCACGTTTGACTCCTTCAGAGATCCCGGCCCACGCGCGATCGCGCGGGCCGGGGGGATTGATGTGCGACAGAGAGAGCCGCCCGAGAGCGGCACGGATCACGCGAGCGTGACGCGGGCGAACGCTTCCTCGATGGTCGGCGCGCCGTCGGTTTTCTTGCGAGCGATGAAGCCGACCTGGTTGCTGAGCGCGTACAGCTCGTCAAGCCGCTTCAGCTCGAGCTGCAGCGAGTCGACGATCCAGTAGAAGCGCCAATCGGCATAGATGCCGACGTAGAGCCCGGTCGTAAACGTGTTGGGAACCCACTCGCTCTCGGTGACCGGGCTTCCGAGCAGGATGTCCGGCTGCCCGGCGACCATGGACTGCTGCCAGATAAACTGGCCGGTCGAGTCCTTGATCTTCCGGATGTTGGACATCGCCGTGCGATGGAACATCCACTGAGCGTTCCGCCGGTACGCCTTCTTCAGAGACATCTGAGCCGAGATCAGACCGTCGAAGGTGATCGCCGTCGATGTGTTGCCGGTCGCAACGTCACGCGCCGTCGAGATCCCGTCGGACGACGCCGTGAACACGCCCAACGGCTGCCCGGCGCCGGAGCCGGTCATGAAAGCCTGCTCCTCGAGCTCGCCCGAGTCACGCGCGATTTCCGATCGCACGATGTCCTCGGGATTCAGGATCGCGGCACGGAGAAGGTCCGCGGAAACCAGAATACCCAGCGTCATGTAGTGCGGCGTGATCGCTCGCTTGCCGAACTTCAGCGACGTATCGAGCACCGGCTGCGAGAGCTCCTGGCCCCAAGACGCCGACGCCATCTTGTTCGTTCGCCGCGGGATGCCGAGAGAGTCGGCGTTGATCGTGAACTTTCGAGCCAAGCTGCGGACGTAGACCTCGTCATCGAGATCCTTCAGCAGCTCGGCCAGGTACTGCTCTTGCGCGACGATGTACCCACCGGCCGTGTCCAGATCGCTCTGGAGAGCACGCTTCTCGTTCATGACGTACGCACGGAACGCCGCCCGATACTCCGCACACGCGCGACGATGCTCGGGCGTGCCAGGAGCGAACTCGAAGCGCTGACCGCGAACCTCGACGAAGCGATTTGAACGCGCGTCGCCGTCGCCGGCATTGCGGCCGGGAACATCCGGAGCGGTCACGCGGCCGCGGGACGCGGAGAGCTCCGCCGTTGCGGTTGCGAGCCGACTCTTGCGAGTCTCCTCGCGATCGAGCGCGTCGACTTCCTTCTTGGCAGCGTCGGCCTCGTCCATAAAGCGGTTGAACTGGACGTCCTCTTCGGCCGTCATTTTCCGCTTTTCAGCTTCGGCCTTGTTGACGATCGCCTGAGCGTCAGCAACGGCCTTCGAACGCTTCTCCATCAATTCTTTGAGCGTCATCCCGGATCCCCTTTGTGGTGTGCGCCACGCAGGGGAACCGTTCAGCAGAGATTCGGGATCGCCGGCGCAGCGGCGTTTGTGCCACTTGACCTGACGACCCACGGGCCCAAAGAGCCCTCGAGTAGCCTTCCCGGACGCCGCGGAGCCCCGCAAGGGAGCACGAACGACGCCCGTCTCTGCGAATGTCTGACGGAGAAATCTATCCGGCCCGACGCCGGGGTCAAGCCGGCGAAGTTAGACCGACGCCAGCCGGAGACGCGCGCGAGCGTTCCGAAGGCCGGCATCCCGCTCCTCCCGGAACGCATTCAGAGAGCGAACAGAGACCTCGGTATCGAGGTACGCCGGGAACGCGACCGGCGACACGTCCATCAACTCCACCTCGAGCAGCTCACGAGTGGTGACCGTGAGCTTCGTGGTCGGATCGACGTTCTCAGTCCACCGATCACGGATCTTCCGGAACCCGAACGACATCTGGGAAATGTCGCCACGCTCAACAGATACGGCCAGATCCCGCGCAACGGTCGTGTCCGGAAGGTCCAGCTCGAACTTCAGCCCGACCGAGTCGTCCGAGAGACGAAGCGTCTTGGAACGGGTTCGGCCGAGGACCATCGAAGCATCGTGGTCCAGGAGAGCACGGACGTCGTCCTTGCCCTCGAGCGCCGACGCGAACGCCCCGCGCTTGATGACCTCGAAAAACTGCCCGTAGATGGGCTCGCTCCGGACGTCGTACTTTGCGGCATAGCCGACCAGCGTCGTCTTGTTGCCGTCCTTGACGGCACGGAACTCCGCAACGGCGCCGATCACCCCACGAACCTCACGACCCGGAACCGCGATGCTTGCCATGGCTATGCCCCTTGTGGAAGAATTGTACTAGGCGCGCGGGAGATACGCCAAAGCGGCCAAGCGGCCCATCTCCGACGCAGCGGAAGCGGCCTGAACCGACGCGCGCCGGCCCGACTTCCACTCCACGAACACGGCCGGCAACCCGGGCCCGGACACGCCAGAGAGATCCGCCAGGGAACGCCCGACGTGCTCGGTTGCGAGCTTCGTCGCCGTGTCCGGCACCCACGTTTGAGGAGCCTCGGCACCCGTCGCCGAACGCACGGCCGCGTCGAACGCCTCGACGGCCGCGAACACGGCGCCGCGGACATAGTCGATGTGCCCGACGTAGAACTCGGCCGACCACGCCTCCAGGCCGCCCTTCCGATGCGAACGCTCCGCCTTGTCGGCCTCCAAGGACACCACCCGCTGGATCGCTTCGAGGAGCACCGGCTCGAACGCCCGCGCGATCCCGTCGAGCACGCCGGCCCGAGACACCGGATCGGAAAGCTGGACCGAACGAGCCGCGGCCGGCGCCGGAGGAGCGTCAGGACCGTCAGCCGGAGCGTCAGCCGGGACGTCAGCCGGAGCGTCAGGAGACGCGACGCCTGACGCGCCGCCGGCCGGTGGAACCGGAGCCGGCTTTGGCTTGGGACCCTCCGCGAGGAGCTTGGGAGTGGTCATGTTGGACGGAACCAGCAGCTGATCGCCTTCCTCGCCGAGCGAATTCTCGTTTTCCTTCTTCAGGATGTCGTTCGCGGTCAACCAGCCCCACTGCCGGCCGACGGCATAAGCGTCGTAGCGACTCTTCAGATCGCCACGGAGCAATCCCGCCACGACGTGCTCAACAAAGAACCCGCGGTCAATTTCCTGAGTCGTGAGCAGCTTAATGGCGGCCTCTTGCTCCCAGCGCACAAGCCAGCCCATCAAGCAATCGCCCACATACTCCAAGTCCTGGTGCTCGATGTTCGAGAACGTCGCACGCGACAGATCGGCGATCTTGTGCGGCTTCATCCGGAACCACCGGCACATTTCAGGGACCTGGAACTGACGCGTCTCCAGGAACTGCGCGTCCTTGGGATCGACGGACACCTTCGTCCATGTCAAACCCTCCTGGAGCAGAATGTTCTTCCCGGAATTCTGCACGCCCGAGGACAAAGCGTTGAAGTCGGTCTCGAGCTGACTCTTCGCCGCCGGCGAGAGCTTGCCCGGGTGCGTCAGAAGCCCAGACGGCCGAGACGCGTTCCCAAAGAACCGCGAACCAACCTCCTCGGCCGCGGCCGTCAGCCCCATCGAATCGCGGGCAACCTTCACCACGCTGTAACCCATCAACCCGTCGCCGCCCAGACCTCGCAGGTGGAACACCTGAGACGCATCGAGCACCTTCTCGCCGCCGGTCTCGCCGCGCACGACGTAGACGATCCGGCCGCCGCGGCGCTCAACGCTGACGTTGGAAGGGTGAAGCGGCCAGAGATTCACAGGATCCCCGCCGTTGGTTCGCTCGATTTCCGCGAACCCGTTTCCACGGAGAACGGCATGCGCGGTCATGCACTCACGAGCCAGGAGAGCGGTCGTTTCGGGATTCGGCTGTAGATTCAGCATGCGCACGATGCGGTGATCGGGCTTCAGCTCCTTCGTCCCGTCGGGCTTCCGCCGGTACACCTTCAGCGGGAGCCGGCTGCAGTCCTCAGCGATCGCGCGAACGCAACCCCAGACCGTGCTGATGTTGAGCGCGGTCTGATCGTTGATCAGCGTCCCGGCCTTGGTCTTGCCCCCGCCGGAAAGCATTTGCATGAACCACGCCGTCGGATTCGAGAGCGACGAGGACCCGCTCATTCCCGACGGCACGCTGCGAGGCTCCAGAATGGCTCCGAGTAGGCCCATCGGTTAACCCCCCCCGGGGGGAACCGCCCCCGATCCAGTATCGTCTTTTCGGCGCGAACGGAGAGAGCCAAGAGTGCCCAGCAGCGCGAGAACCAGCCCGAGCACGATCAGAGAAAGAGACGGAGAGTACTGATACACGCCGGCAACCACGGCCACGAGCCCCACGAACGCGACGCCGTCGAAGATGTCCACGCCCCGACCTCCTGCCCCGCGGACCGCGCAGTCAGTGCGCCGTGACCCGCTGCGTTTCATACACCGAGGAACTGTCCCTGCGTAGCGTAGCTCGGCCGATCGCCATAATTGCCGCGACCACGCCGTCGATGCGCTCGCGCGACTTCGACTTGTCGGGCTTGATGTTGCCGGCCGGATCCGTTCGAACGATCACGTTCTGTACGTTCCAATCCATAACCGGGTTGCCGTCGTGAGTGAGCAGCTGCCCCAGGATCCGACGCTCGAGCTCCGCGGTCGGCGTCGCCATAGACATAAAGCCCTGGCCGAAGTCCACCATCGTCAAACCGAATTCCTGCAGGAGCTGGACGATCTCGCCGGCGAACGCCTTGTCGTACGCCAGCTCCTCGATGGTCACAACGCCGGCAATTGCCTCGATGTCCTCGCGGACGCGCTTGTAGTCCACCACGTTTCCAGGCGTAGGAATGATGTGCCCCTGATCCGCCCAGAGCTGATATTGAGCGTTGTCGTTCCGGCTGCGAGCACCGATCTGAGCCTCGGGACACCAGAAACGCATGAGCACGTCGAAGGTTCGGTCCGTGTCGTCGTTGGGGAACACGAGCGACAACGCCGTCAGATCCTTCGTCTTGGACAGATCCAGGCCGGCATAGCAACGCCGGCCGCGATACGCCTCGAGCTTCAACCCGGGCACGGCCAGATCACGCCACGCGGAGACGTCCAGCCAGGCCTTGACCGACTGCGTCCAGAGATTCAGGTGAACCTGCTTGAAGTGCGCTATGCGGCCAGGCATGCCCTTGCACTTGAGGAGATCGCTTCGGATGCGCTCTTTGAACACAGAGACTCCGTAGTTTGGGTTCGCCTTCCGCCACGTCGACTCGTGCTCCCAATCGTCGCCTTCGTCCGCGCAATAGACGACGGCCATGAACTCCGGATCCTCGTGCTTCCCATCGCGGCACCGGATCGTGAACTCCCACATCTCGTGCGAGAAGTGCGCGATGTTGTCGCCGGCCGTTGAGATCACGATTTCCATCGGCTGCTCACGCGAGCCGGTGCCGGAAGTCAGGACCTCGTAGAGAGCGGGATCCTTGACGACGTGGATCTCGTCGATGACGGCCGCGTGAACGTTGAACCCGTGCTTGGACCCGCCCTTGGACGTCACGACCTTGTAGCTCGAGCGAGTCGAAGGCTGGAAGAGAGACGTCTGGAACGTCTCGATCATCGACTTAAGCATCGGCGACTGGTCGACCATTGCCGACGCCTCGTCGAACACGATCCGCGCTTGGTCCTTTTCCGACGCGGCCGAATAGACCTCGGCACCAGGCTCGCCGTCCGCAAACGCCAGATAGAGAACCAGCCCGGCCGCGATCGTCGATTTTCCGTTCTTCCTCGGGATCCACCAGTACGTTCTGCAGTACCGCCGCGTCCCGTCCGGCTTTCGCCACCCGAAGAGACGACGGAGCCGAGCACGCTGCCACGGACGGAGCCGGAGCGGCTTCCCGGCCCACCGGCCCTTGGAGTGCCGGAGACAATTCTCGAAGAAGTAACAGACGTGATCCGCGTGAATCCGGTCGAAAAAGTACCCTTTTCGCCGGAGTTTGGCGTCCAGACGCAGCTCAACCTCGGAGCCGGTTTCACCCGGATCCAAGGGGGATTCGGCCGGTTTTTCGGCCTTTTTCCTGGGTTTTTTGGGCTTTTCTGGCCCTTTTTTGGGCTCGATTTCCACCGGAATCCGCCCCTTCAGGACGCCGACGGCTTCGTCCGGCGTTGCGCGGCCTTCCAGAATTTCATGAAGTCGAGAGAGCTCTCCACGTTGTCCTGGTCCGTGACGATGGCAGCGAGCGCCGCGGAGTTGGTTTCAACGCGGATCCGAGAGCGGGACGACGGGGTCATTCCGAATTCAGCCTCGTATCGGAGAAGGATTTGATGATAAGCCCGGATCTCGTAGGCCTGGGGGAACTCGGCGACGTGCTGGATCTCTTGGCTACCGGGCTTCTTCACGACGTACGTCGTACCGCCCTTGGTTTTGAGCATCTCGCGGAGCACGTTGTAGCGTGCCTGACCATCGCAGAACCGAGCAAACGGATAGATGTCGGCACGCGTCAGGACGCCCATCGCCACGCAGATCGGCGCCATCTCGGCCCAGATCTCGAGCGCATCTCCGTCCAGCCACTTCGGAGGGAGAACCTCACCCCTTGGCGGGACGGGCTCGCGATCGTTGAGCCGCCGGCGCCCCGGGTTGCCGGCCGCCCTTTTCATTTCCGTCGGCTTTGGGGGTCTTCCTCTTGCCATGCAGAGATGGTGCCATGGCAGACAGCCCGAGTCCATTCGGCGTCTTTCCGGTAAAGAGCGGGTTCCTCTTCTCGTAGTCGAGCACCTCGGGCAGGACCTCGCCATGGCGGGACGCCCACCAACCCTCGAGCCGACGCACAAACTTGATGCCGGCCGAGAACTCGCGACGGGTGAACCACTGCTCCTCACGCGACCCGGACCGATCGAACAAGTACGCCGCCCGCGCGATCGCGATCAGATTACAGATCTGCCGGCGAGTGAGAGACGGACGACGGATCCCGCCCGGAGCCCGCGGGCTTCGCGGAGCGGCGACGCGGCTCATCGGGACGCCTCCCACTCGATCTCGGCCGCCGACTTGCCGTGATAGAGCCCACCGCGGCTCACGACGCCGACGTTCACGCCCATCCGGAGCAGATAGACGATCTCTTCGATGGGGGTCTCGGGACTATCCGAAGCAATGACCCACTGCCGCTGGACGCAATCGAGCGACTGCTCGATCTTCGAGCCCGCCGCGGCCCACTCCGAACCGTTTACGTCGAGGAGCCGCCGGAGATACCGGATGTCGGTGACACCGAACCTCGAACGAATCCACGCGAACGGAGACTCCTGGTGCGGCCACGGCTCGCAACCTACGCCGCCGGTGCGCGTTTCCTCGATGATGTCGGCAACGTCCCAGGAGAGCCCAGACTCGGAAGGACCGTCGTTGTTCAGATCAAAGCCGGCGCCGTCCATCACGATCGGGCAATCGGACTCGAACGGCTCCAAACAATGCGCGACGAGATACTTCAACGTAGCTAGATCGCGAAACCTCCACCTGGAGTTGATTCCAAGCGCGGGATTCGTCCGAACCGACCCAAGATAGATCATCGGGGCACGGCCCAGATAATTTCGATACGCGTCAACACCAGGACAAAAGTCACGAAGAGCCTCTGCCCGGTCGAATTGGTCGGGAAACCGACGGAGCCACTGGTCGAATTCCATCTCGCCGTCGACCGTTCCGAACGGGTTGACCACGAGAGCCTGGAACGCTCCGAAAGCCGCGGCCTCGGCCGCGTGCTTTGTCATGACGATCTCGTACCCGTGCTTCAGAACCTCTGGATCAATGCACCGGGTGGATAGATCCTGAGAGACTCCGCCAACGAGCTGAACGTAGAACAAGCGGCCAGGCCGCGGCGCCCCACGCCCGCTCCCAGCCAGCGGAAACTCCCAGCCGAGCGATTGGATGGGCTTGTAGGCGGAACTCGGTGCGGACTCATCGGGCTTGTTCATTTGAGACACCTCTCGATTGCTGAGCCTTCCGGTCAAACTTGAAGAACGGCTTCCCGCCCAACCGGGAGAGCATCGTCCAGGTGAGCTGCTGACGAACGAACATCGACGCGGTGCAACGAGCCTCGATGTCCTCGGCGAACTCCCAGACCAGATCCACCTCGCCCTCCTGGGAGAAGATGTTCACGCACGGAGAACCGGCCGAATTCCGGTGAGCGACGATGATGCACATCATGCCGTCGACGATCATGCGGCCGGCATAGACGCCCTCGCTTCCCAACCCGCTGTCCATTGGAAGGACGTCGCCTAGACCATCGATTCCGACGCTCAAGGCCTGAGCCCAAGAGAAAAACCGGAGAACCCCGACCGCCTTGTGGTTTGACATCACGGACATTTGAGACTCCCGCCCCGAGGGGCAACCCCGACCTGCAATCCGGTCGGCCGATGGAAGATAGTACCGATATCGGTACACCGATGCAAGCCCTTTACCAAAGAATCTGACTTTTTTACGAAAAACCCCCGCGGCCGCTGGAGAGCGGCCGGGGGGTTGCCGGCCCGACCACGAGCACCGGGCCGGCGGGAGTGAACGGAGGATGATGGGCACGAGCCCAGCCGGGGTCTACGCCGACGGAAACTTTTCTTCGAACGCCAGAATCCGAGCGAGAACGTGAAGCTCCTCGTTGAGCGAGACGGAGAACGGCCCGAACCGGCACGAAAGCTTTGCAGACTCGCCGACCCGGTAAGCCCGGAAGCTTCGCGTGTTCACTCGCAAAATACGCCAATCGGTTTCCCGGCCGTCCAGGCGGACCACGCCGGCATGAACCCGGAGCCGACGCGCGAACGCGGCGACTTCTGTATCAGAGATCGTGCTCATGCGTAGACCTCCCCGTCGAACGCCTCCATCGCCGCGTTGAAACCGTCGGACTCGTCCCGCGGGCAGACCCAATCAGAGATTGCGTCCCAACCGTCATTGCCGAGAACGATTCTCGCCCAGCGCTCCGCACCGCCGGCCTTCGAGAACTTGACGATTGAATCGTCGACCGCGAACACCTCCTCGAACATTGCCTCGGCAGTCAGCGTCTCGACGCGATCGTCATGGCAGACGCACTGAGGAGCGAAGCCGGAACGGATCATGTGGTGAATGAAATTCCAGACGACGCGGCGATCGCTCCGGCACACCGCCGGCATGGGACGATCGCGGAAAGTGATGCTGTCGCTCTTCAACGCCGGAGGATTCAGAACTTCCATTTGAGACTCCCGCCCCGAGGGGCAACCCCGACCTGCCGTCCGGTCGGCCGACAAACCCGGACGCCCGCTTCCGCGGACGGCCGAGAGAGAATCACGCCTTGAACAACTTCTCCGCGGCATCCCACGAGTAGGTCCCGGAGCGAGAGAGAGACGCCGCGAACCACCGCGCGTCGGACTCGCAATTGAACACCCAATAGAGCCGCTGGTCATTCTCGACGTCAAACAACTCGACGCGGAAGTTGCAATCCTCGTCGCAACCGAGCACGACCGCGGCGTCGCGTTCGGTCTTGCCGGAGCCATCCTGGCAGACCAGCTCGACGGACGCGAAATAGAACCCGTTGACGGACGGCAACCGACAGATCCACGCGACGCCAAAGGAGCCGGCATCCTCGATCGCTACAAACTTCAGGCTTGCAAAGTCGACGTTCATTTCAGACTCCCGCGGTTTCCCGCAACCCCGACCTGCAATCCGGTCGGCCGATGGAAGATAGTACCGATATCGGTACACCGATGCAAGGCCTTTACGAAAGATTCTGAGATTTTTTCGGCTTCGGCCGGTACGCCGACCCGGGCACCATCCCGCCCAGATCCCGGAGCGACGCGGCCTCAACGACGATCAGGCCGACGGCCGCCAGCATCGCGGAGAGCCGGCCGATATCGATCGAGTCGGTCTTTCCGTTGAGCCACGCGCAGACCTTCGGACGCCCCCAGCCGATCCGCTGAGCCAGCTCGCCGTCGGTCATTGCCATGGCCTGCTGCTCGAGACGGATGAACGCACGGAGATCCTGGGGCACAACCGGGACGACGCCCGGGGTTTGGGGTGCGGAAGGGAAAGATACGGACGTGGTGTTTGCCATAAGCCGGCCGGCCGGGATTCCTCCCGGCCAGCCAGGAGAATCACGCCTTCACGGATTTGCGGGCATCCGCCAACGCCGAGTTGCACGCGACGCCAGTCTCGATGCCCAGCAGCGTCGGCGTTACCCAGCATTCCCGGGAGATCTCTACCATCCCAGCGTTCACGAGCACGCGACGCGCCGTCTGCCACTTTCCCAGATCCATCCCGCACGCCAGGTAGAGCGTCGACTCGGGGCAACCCTCCGGCGCCTCCGCCAGCGTCCCCATCACACCAGCAACCAACACCAGCAGCTCGTTCTTCGTCACAGGAACCTCCCGCCCTTTCGGGCAACCCCAACCTGCAGTCCGGTTGACCGACAAGCTCGGACGCCCGCTTCCGCGGACGGCCGAGAGAAGATCACATCGAATAGTCCGCGGGATCGGGCAACTTCAGGAACGAACTCACGAACTTAAAAGCCGGCGAAGGGAACGAGGCATCGATTCTCCACTCGTGGATGATGCTCGCACCATTGCCGGGAGCGAGCACCACGCCGTGCTTGCCGCCGCGGATCTGGAAGTGCAGAACGGGCTCGTCGGAAGAGAACACGGCCTCGAGCACGTCAGAGACGTTCCGCACAACGGTCTCCTTGGAGTTGTCCAGATCCTCAACGGACACCAAAGAACCGCCATAGGAAACGATCTGACGAGCCAGCTCGGCGACGATCGCACGCTCGAGCATTCCCCGCCGGCCGACCTTGCGATTCATCGCCTTGTCACATTCGAGCGAAGGGACTTCGATTCGAGACTTGGTGGACATTTGAGACTCCCGCCCTTTCGGGCAACCCCGACCTGCAATCCGGTCGGCCGATGGAAGATAGTACCGATATCGGTACACCGATGCAAGCCCTTTACGAAATAATCTGAGATTCTTTTACAAACCGGCCGCCGGAGCGGGCCCGTTTTACACCCCGAATGACCCCCCAACGGCCGCATACCCCCCCGGGGGGGGAATTTCGCGCCCAGGATTTTGTCGG